GAGGGCGGCCCATACAACATCCTTGAACGCTTTCGTTATTTTATCGGCGTCCGGTTTGATGAGTACAGTAAACCGTATGGCACGAACACATGGGCGCGTGGTATTTTATGCCCTTACTGCCTGTCTGTATGGGTAGGCTTGGCAGTTGGGGCGCTGGTGTATGGCGCGCCGCAATTTGAGGCTGTTTTATGGCCTTTCGCGCTATCTGGCGGGGTGGTGTTCCTGAAGAAGTGGGCAGGATAACATGAAAAACCTACACGTTCCAATCATCTTTATCCTACAAGTCTTTTTACTCGGCCTAACGGTGGTCGTTGGGCTGGTGCTTATTATCGTTTTTGCAGCCCGTACTTTGGGGATAATCTAAATGGCGAGAGCATCAACCTACACATTACTCCCGTTAGATAGTTGGGCAGCGATCATGGGGATAGACCGTTTCGAGTTTAATCAAATCGGCACAGATTTACCCGTCGCCAAGCAAAACGCTTGCCCGCGCGTCTTTTTCCAGTACGCATGGCAAAAAGATTACTTATCCCGCGAAGAAGTAGCCCAAGCCATAGCCGACGCCGAACGCATGATGGCAGAACAGTTACGCTACTACCCCGCGCCGAAATACATTGTTGGGGAGGTTGTGCAGTACCCGCGCCCGTATCAGCGTAACCTATTCGGGTATGCAGGTACACCGCGCGGCGAATGGAAACGGGTTCAATTGGCTTGGCATCGCTTCCAAACGGCGGGCGTGTTAAACCGCACGTCTATCGGAACGGGAAATGTGGTACAGACTGACCCGGACGGTGATGCATTTAATGATGGTTTTAGCGTCACAATCGCCACAACGGTTACAAACGCAAATGAAATCGGTATCTATTTCACTGCTACAGACCGCAATAACGTTACCCTTGACGAAACATGGCGTATTCGTCCGGTCAATGTGACCATCAGTGGCGGCAATGCGGTCATCACGGGGGGGATAGAACAGCTTGTAAAACCGGACTTAACGCTTGAATATGCCGCTGACAACTTAAGCGCTACAAATCCTTTGACGTATGTAACACAGGTGGAAGTCTACCGCGTGTTTACGGATACTACCGCAACCGACGCCTTACCGTATCAGGGTGTGGGGGAATGGGATGCAATACCCGGCTGCATGGATAGCTCTTGCGGGTTTGAAATCAAACCGATTTGTTTATCCGAGTGGGATGCATCTAACAGCGTGGTATGGCCTGCTTTCGGTTTACCGTGTGCATGGCCGCAGAACCGTGAGCCTGATCGTTTGAGTGTCAATTACCTTGCCGGATTGCCGCTGGTTAATGGGCAAATGCAAAAAGACATGGCGCGCGCGGTTGCTTATCTAGCCGCGTCCTTACTGGCAAGCGAAAAGTGCGGTTGTGAACGTAGCAACCGCATACTGGCATACTGGCGAACACCCCTCCATTTATTGGACAGTGGTCAAGATAGGGGTTTTACGCAAAAGGAACTTGAAAGCAACCCGTTTGACGCGATCCCGTCTAGAGGGTCAATCTTTGCATGGAAACGCGCTACTGAGTGGCGTGATACGGAGATGATTAGTCTATGAGCAAACTTACTAAAGTAAAAACAACAAACGGCTTGGGTGTACCCCAAGTCGTTTTAATTCCCGATGGGGAGGATGCTGCATTAGGTATTCCGTTATCCCTTGACCTTTCCACCCTATACCCGCACATGCCGCCCGCGTTTGTGTCGGCTCTGACCGGAGAGCTACACACACGCGGACTCATTGAACCGTGCGATTACCTAAAACCCGGCGCGGCGGAATTGTACCGCGCCGCCCTGCTATCCGTTATCAAACACGATTTTCTATCCGTTCAAACACTAGCTAAAGAGGTATGCAATCATGGCAGATGACCCGAACCTGCTTCGGTTAGGCGACGCCAGAATTTTCATTCAAGGGGATGGAAGCAGCCCCACAAATCCCTATAATTTCTACGGTTGCTTGTCGCTTGGCGGCTTGCAAGAGGAACTTGGAGAAGGGACGCCGATTTACTGTCCATCTCCTACGCAGCGTAATGCTTGGGAGATTGTCGACACTGTCCCATCGCAGCCCGGTTTGCCGACTACTGACTTTACGCAGCACGCAAACCGCTATCTGACGGATATTTGGTGGAAACTGCGGCGGCAAAACTGTAAGTTTAACGCTCAAGTGGTGTTAGGCCGCTGTCAATCACCCGATGATATTTCGCAGTTTGACAGCAAAATCCTGTTGTCAGGGACGCGAATGACCGCCTTTAACCTGCCCGCGCTGAACCCACTCGACGGCGGCGAAAATACCGTTGGTGACATTACCGGAACGTGGCAAATCAACTTCTTTGATCGCTACCAACCGATGTTACTCGGTGAAAAAGCGGATGCTACCGTTTTGGCAGAAGCCTTAGATGGTCTGTATGCCGACGCGGTACAATGCGGGGATTGCGGCGAACCGTCAGACGGATGTCAAAAACAATTCGTCTTGACGCTGGCAAACAGTGGCTCGCCCGGTCTATCATCTCAAATCGCGTACACTGATGATAGTTGGTCAACCAGTGGAACGGATGACATCAATACACTTGGCGGGCTATCAGGCAATAAAGTAGCTCAAATGGGGCAGCGCCTTGTGGTCATTTCGCAGGCGACCAACTCCCATCATCACAAACTGATTAGCACCATTTTAGCAGGCACGGCGGGCGGTTGGGCGCAAGTCGCCAGCGGCTATGTGGCGACCAAAGGCCCGCGCGCAATCTATGTTAAATCAGCGAACCGCGCGTTTATCGCGGCGGCGGGTGGCTATGTCTACCTACTGACCGCGCCTACGGCAGCCGTTACGGTTCTCACCGATGGCAGCGTAACCACACAGGACTTTAACGCCATTAGCGGCTTTGGTCGGACAGTGGTTGCAGTCGGCAATAGTAACGCGCTGATTTACTCCACCAATGACGGCGAAACATTCGCCAGCAAAACCGGGCCGGAAGTCGGTATCGCCCTTAATGCGGTTGAATGTGTCAATGACCGCGTATGGTGGGTAGGGACTGCCAACGGCAATCTGTACTACACAACCGACGCCGGAAACACTTGGGTAGAGAATACCCCTGAAGGTGACTTGACCGTTATCAACAGCATTGCGTTTGTTGATGAATTGGTGGGTTACGTAGCAGGGCAGGCCGGAGCAGAGGCGCGTATCTATCGCACTTCGACCAATGGCAACCTATGGAGTAGAGAAGCGCCGGATATTTCAGGAATGCCGACAGTTGAGCGCATCAACTTCGTTGCGCCTTGCCCACAAAGCTACAATGCACTGCTGGCAGGCGGGCGTGTTTCGTCCGGCGGTGATGGTATCGTTCTCAATGGAGAGGCCTAAGCATGGAATTAGCGACAATTGAGACGGCGGGGGGCGGGTTCGCCCCCTCTGAAAACGGACATCATGACGACATGACACTCCCACGTGTGGATACCGCACGCGGGGTCATTATCACCCGTTCGGGTAGTGAGTTAGAACTATCCGGCAATACTATCACCTCACTCATGATTGAACGGGTTGTGAATGAAGGGAAGCCGGATATTCCGATGGTGCAAGTGACTATCGGCGGCAAATACAAACAACTTGAAGCCAACCCAAATGACCCGCGTTACTTGCAGGCGTTTGAACAGTGGCAGACCGAAAGCAACCGCCGCCTGTTACGCTATCTGATTTTGCGGGGCGTCAAGTGTGATGTACCGGAATCGTTTAGTGACGAACACCGCGAATTTTTTCCGAATGCCAGCGATAATGACATGAAATATCTGTATGTTGTGTCGCTCGTACCGGATGAGGATGTGCCGTTCTTTATGGACGCGGTTATGGGTAGAACGATGCCCACTGCAAGCGGCTTGGAGGAGGCCGCTAAATCCTTTCGGAGTGAAGGTTAATGGCGCGCCGATAGACGATTATCATCTGAAACCCGCGCCCGCGACCATTACCTACACCCTCGAATTTGAGGAAGCACAGGCGCGGGCGGCGGCGGGTGTATCGTATGACGAGTATCAAGCCTTGCCCGGTACGCCGATGTGGATAGACCGCGATAACCCAGTCTGGTCAAAGTGCCATTATCTGATTTGGTATCGCCGTTCGCAGCAAATACCCGCCGTTTCCAGCGATGCACACGCGCGTTCACTGGAACGTAAACGTAAGAATCCGAGATTCTAAATGCCCGCACAACTGCCCCTTGTAGGCGTTAAGGCCATCGTCGAAGGCTACGCCGCCTTTCAAAAACAAATAGCGGATGTGAACGCCAAGATTGCCGAAAGTGGAAAAGCCGCCGTTGGCGCTGCCAAGCAAGGCACAGCGTTTACCAAGTTCTTTGGCGATACCGATAAGGCAATTTCTAGTTTCACCAAACAGCTATCCACGATTGTACCGGGCGCGGGCGCGGCGGACGAAGCCATTGGCGGGATATTGACCAATGTCCTGAAGTTAAACCCGGCGCTTTTGGTAGCATCAGCGGGCGCGCTGGCATTGGCAGGCGGTTTCCTTGCATTAGGGCAGCGCGGCGCGGCTTTAACTGGGTTAGCCGATAGTTTTGATCGTTTAACGACTTCGGTAGGGGTATCCTCGCAAACCCTTCTAAAAGATTTACGCGCCGCCGCTGCCGGAACGGTATCCGATTTTGAACTCATCCGGCAAGCCAACGTCGCATTGGCGGGCGCGGCGGGGCAGTTCGGGCAAGAGTTTGGCAAAAACCTGCCGAAAATCCTAGAAATCGCTCGCGTACAGGCGCGCGCAACCGGGCAAGATGTCGGGTTCTTATTCCAATCCCTTGTTACGGGTATTAAACGCGCCTCACCGCTGTTGATTGACAACACCGGGCTAGTGCTTAAAATTGGCGAGGCCAATAAAGCCTATGCTGAACAGCTTGGTAAAACTGTTGAGCAGTTGACCGAAGAAGAAAAACAGATTGCGGTTTTAAATGCTACGCTTGAAGCGGGGCAAACGGCAATTAACGCATTAGGCGGGGCAAATGAAACCGCCGCCGAAAAAATTGCGCGCGGGCAAGCCATTATTACCAATAGTCTTGACGCGCTGGCGTTGGCTGTGCAACCTGCATTTGGTCAATTCTTAGATGTGATTAACCGCATTTTAGCCGCTGTGCAAACGCTGGTTGTAGGACTTGCGCCGATTATTGGGAGCATCGCGAGTACGATCATCGGCGCATTTAGCGGCATCGCCAATACCATCCTCAGTATTCTTGAACCCGTGATTAATGCTATTGCCTCATTCCTGCCGTATATCGCTATCCTGTTTGAGGGGATAGCCAATGTCGTGAACGGCGTGTTTACGGTGATTCAAAACGTTGTTGCGGGCATTGTCAACTTTATACGCGCGGTTGCTAAAAACCTGTTTGGCCTTGATATTGACAACTTAGGCAAGTCGCTCTTTGAAGGCGCGGCGGCGGCGTTTGGTTCGTTTGCCAACGGTATCCTAAAAGTTGCCAATGAACTCATCTTTCCCGCCATTATCGGTATTGCCAAGTTCATTGCTGATTTCCTCATTGGTCAATCGCCCCCGCCATTAGGCCCGCTGTCTGAGATTGACAAGGGCGGCGCGAATCTGATGACCGCATGGCTGCAAGGGATTGCAGGTGTTAGCCTTGACCCGATAGAAAAAGTCACGGCTGAGGTTAGCTTGTTACTCGGCAATATTGGCAAGGCGTCCCTATCACAGGTCAACGCGCGGTTAGCACAGTTGGATAAGGCGCTACTCCCATTCCAGAACCGTCTTGACATTGTAAAAGCGCAGTTTGAGAGCATCGCAGAACCCGCAAAAGCGGCGCTGGATGCCATTGACCGCCAGATACAAGAGGCGGAAGCCGCGCTTGCGATGGGGGATACCGCCGCTGCTGAACGTATCCGGTTGCTAGACGCCCAACGCGCGTCTATTGAGGGTGTATTAGCCGCTGAACAAGCACGGGTTGACGCGGCGCAAATTCAATTTGCCCTAGCGAAAGCCCAACAAGCGCCTGAGCGCGCGTTACTTGAGATTCGGAAACGCCAGTTAGAAGCCTTAATCAAAGGTGGGAAATCGCCCAAAACCGCCGCTGAAAAAGCCTTAACTGAACCCAAGTTAAAAGGCGGGGCGGGAGCAGCACAACCGACTAGCGGTATCGGCGGCGCGCCCGCGCTTGGCGCACTGCCAACCGATACCACCTTCGATTTACTCAGTGGTAATCAGGCGGTAGAAGATGCAAAACAGGGCATAGCCGAAGCCTTTGCAGGCGAAATTGATACTTCTCAATTGCTGGCATTTGGCGAGAATACCGCGCTCCTACAAGAGCAATTAGGACGCTTGGGTAGTGTGGACATCGGCGGGCGGATTGGCGAGGCTTTTAGCGGTGTTGCGGACATTTTTAACCCCGATGTGGAAGGCAGCCCCGCAAATGCGATTCGCAACGCGGTTACAACACTCACGGCGGGGGCGGAAACACCCGGCTCTATTGCCTCGTTCTTTAGTGGGTTGCCAGATAATATTAGCAATGCGGCGGCGGGGTTAGGAACGGCGGTCAATGACTTGTTTACGAACATCTTTGACCCGAACGTGGAAAACAGTCCGGCGGCGGTTGCCAAACAACTCGTTTCAGATTTGTTCGGGGCGGATACTGCCAATAGTATCTTTGCGCCGTTAGAGGATTTTGATTTAGCCGCGTCGTTGACCGACTTTAAAGACGGGCTAATCTTGTTCTTTAATAGTCTGTTTGACCCGGAAACCGAGGGCAGTGTAGCGCAGCAAATCAGCGCGGGCTTAGATGCGATCCTGAATCCTGATACAGAGGGGAGTATTCCGTATCGGTTCGCCCAACTCCCGCAAGCCGTAGCCGACGCCGCTAGTACACTTTTCACTGAACTGCAAACCAACGTCTTTGACCCGGTAGCACAGTTCTTGACGGGGGAAGGGGAAGGTACGCTATCCGCAATCATCGCTACAGCAGTAGCGTTCTTTGCATCCATTCCGCAGTCCGTAATTGACGTGTTAAAAGGGTTTGCTGTGCAAGCCTATACTGCGCTGGTGTTACCCGTGATTAACGCTGTAAACTCTATCATCGGCACGGTGGAAGGTGCTGTACGGATTGTCGCGGGCGCATTCGCTGAATTTCTAGCAGGCGTCTTGAACTCACTCGACACAACCGATATTCTTGGCACGAACTTAGGTTCACTCGTACCGCAGTCCGTTCGGGATTTGTATGGACAGTTATCCGCCGCCGCCAGTGGTTTCTCGCTAGGGCGCTTGAGTACCGCAATCCCGGACTTTTTAGCTGCCCCCGGCGCGGCGGAAGGTGGGCGCTTCTCTGGCGGTTTGCTGCAAGTCGGTGAACGTGGTCGTGAGTTTATCGCCCCGGCGGGCGCTATTGATGTGTTCCCAAATGAGTTTGTGCAGGCGCTTGAAATGCTCACCGCAGTGATGGCACAACCCGCCGCGTTACCTGTTGGAGGCGATACCTACAACACCTCTAACCAGACGTATAACTTTAATGGCGTTGCTTCTGACAATGACGCACGGCGGCGCTTTAACCAACTACGGGCGCGAATGTAATGTGGAAGTACAAAGGGTAAAAAGCCTTGCTCCCTGATTATCAAATCCTCGTTTTTTCGCCCACAACAGGCGCGCCGTTAGCCCTGTATGACGGTGTATCGCTCTATAACCTAACCTACAGCCGCGTGCTAAATGGCATCGGCGCGGTAACGCTGGAACTGCCGAGTGATGATACTGTGAGCGCTAATTTCCCATTGGATGCTCTGATAGAGGTACAGCGCACAAGTCCTATAACGGGTATGCTGCAAGTTGAGGGCGGGTATTTTGCCCGCCTGACGCATCGCTATCGACAGGGGGATGAAGAGCGCTTTTTGGTGGGCGGGGTATCCTATGAACACCTGCTTACCCGGCGCGTGATTGACCCGGCAGACGACCCAACGGCGGCAGGCGGATACAGCACGAAAGCTGGGCCAGCCGACCAGATTATGGTAAGTTATGCCAGAGAGCAAGCGGCGGATTTAGCCAGCGCTACCCGGTCATTCCCGAATTTCACCGTAGCAGCGTCGCTAGATGTAGGGATAGGGGCGGGTAAACGTTTACGCTATGACAGCCTGTTTAAAGTCTTTCAGGACTTGGCGGAAGCGGGGAATGTTGATTTTCAGATTGTACGGATTAATGATAATAACCTGCGCTTGATTGTAGCGCCTATAGGGATTGACCGCACACAAACCCGCAATTATCCCTTTGCGCCATTTGTACGCCTTGACCCGGCGCGCGGCAATCTTGAAGACCCGTCACTGTTATTAGATCGCCGTGAAGAACAGAATTATGTGTATGCACTAGGGCAGGGCGCGAACGAGAATCGCATTCTTGCAGAACTCAGCGGGTTAGGCATAGGGGATAGTCCCTACAATCGCATTGAGTTTAAAATCGACGTGCGGCGCGCGCTCCGTAATGAAATAAACACATTGCTCACGTCTGCCCGTTCGGAGTTAGCTGATAAACGCGCGGTTAAAGAATTTACCTTTAAACCAAGTGGCACTGAACCGGGTAACATTTACCGCCAAGATTGGGATATTGGGGATAAAATAACCGCCGCTTGGGATAATGTCGAGATTGATTTGCGCGTTATTGAGGTTGAATTGCGCGTGGATTCAAGTGGAGAAGATATTAATGTTAAACTTGAGGAACAGTACGAATGAGTGGTGAATTAGCCGAACTGGTGTATCAATCACTGCGGTCTGAGATTTCAACACTCAGCACAACCGTGCAAGATACCGCCAGCCCTGAAAACGCGCTCTTGTGCGACGGCATACCCGCTTATGATCTCGCTGATCTACCCGTTTTAGCCGATGGCGGATTAGGGGATGGCGTAAGCAACATCACGATTGCATGGTGTACCAACGGACGCAAGAGTGGAGAAGGCGTAGGCGCGGGAACGGGTCAATTGGTGTATTATAATCCTGCAACTGACCAATGGTTACGGGTTAGAGATGATAGCGTGATAACGGCATGAGTGACGAACCTTTTGGCGATGTACTGAGTTTAACAACCTTTGATGGTAAAACGCTGGTATTTGACCCGCAAGCCATTAGCGTTACGGCCTACGGTTCTTTTGGCGCGCCCCCTACAGATTTCCAGACTCGGCGCGGGTATAAACAGGACGGCGCTACTGAAGTCGGGTACACGCTTGCCCCGCGCAATATCAGCTTAAATATTCATCAAGTCGGCGCGTGTGACCGCCAAGCCTATTGGGATAACCGTCTAGCTCTCCATGAGTTTTTGCGCCCAAATCGGAACGGGCCAATTACAATGACGCTGGTTACACCCAATGGGGATATGCGCTCACTTGTCATTCGGGCTGAACCGGGTTTTATTTTTCCGCCCGTCAATACCAATAATTGGGATATAACCGAAGATTTAGACTTTATTGCCTTTGACCCGATTTGGTTTGCCAGCGCCGCAACTGAAGTCACCCTAACCGCTGAAACGCAAACACAGTTAATCTTTCCGATTACGTTTTCAATTGTGTTTGGTACAACCGATAGATGGCTGACAACGGGGACAATTACCTATGATGGTACATGGCGAAGTTACCCCATGATTACGCTAACCGGGCCATATAGTCGTGTGCAGATTAAAAACATCACCACAGGGGCGGTTATCAACATGAACACCGCAATTGTGGTCGGTGAAACCCGCATTATTACCCTGACACCGGGCGCACAAACCATTACCGACGCCAGCGGTAATAATAAGTTTTCCGAACTTGGGCCGGGTTCTGACCTGATTAACTTTAACTTGCGTCCACACCCTGAAGTGACAAACGGTCAGCAGGAAATCACGGCGCAATTCATTAACGGCACAACTAACAGCACCATGCTCCTGACCTATTATGAACGGTATTTCGCGCTATGACCGAATATTCGATACCACAACAGCTAACCACAACGGGCGATGCAACCCGCGCACCATACGATGCGGATGAGTGGTCGATTGACCATGACGCATCCTTTAGCGGCTATGGCACGCGCGCCAATTACGGCCCGCTGTACGGCTATGACAATGGCACAAACTTTGGATTAGAAGTCACTGAAACAAGCCCTGTCAGTACCAATGTTACGCTAAATGTCGGTTGTGCGATTGTAAGGGGAACGGTATACGTAAATGACGCAGCGCTTACGCTGGCGATTGCGGCGAACGTATCCGGGAATCCGCGTATTGATACGGTTATCCTCCGCAAAGACTATGTAGCGCAGACTATTCGCGCGGTAGTTAAACAAGGTACACCTGCTGCAACTCCAAATCCGCCAGCGTTGACTCAAAGCGCGGGCAGTACATGGGAGATTCCGATAGCGGATATAGCCGTTGCGAATGGGTTTTCTGGTATCTTTTCAACTAACATTACTCCGCGCCATGAATGGGTAAATGCCGCACATGGCGTCTATTTAGATGGTATTCTGAATAATTCCGGTATTACCCTTCAAACGGGGGACGTGGTAGTGGTAGACGTAACCACCGATAGGGCGGTTACAACGACCACTATCTTTAACGACTCCGGTGTTTTGGGGGTGTGGTGGGGGCGTACAGCGAATGGTTCACGCGGGCGCGTATTGACCGAAGGCATAGGGATGATACGAACATTCTTTGGTACAACCTCAGCCGTAACGACTATTCCGGCGGGAACATGGCTCATGACCCGCGCGACTGCCCGTTATGCCACAAATACGCGCCCGTTTACGGCGCTTACAGTGCCATCACCGGGGACGCCGGGGAATCCAAGTGTCATTGCTCATACGCTAGAGGATTACAGCTTAGACTTTTTAACAGTACCGAGTATTGACCAGATTATACCTGCCTACATTCGAGTGCGCCCTACCCGTGAAATTATCCGTTTTGCGGGTACAGCATCGGCAGATAGAGGCACATTCACATCTGGCGCGTGGACAGCCCGTATTTTTAATACAAGCAACTCAGGTTCAAGTTATATTACGCTTGATGGCACAGGAACACAAATTACGTTACAACCGGGACGTTATCGAATCGTAGCCAGCGCCCCTGCTTATCGCGTGGATGGTCATGCGACGCGCTTACAGGACATCACAGCAGGCACAACTATATTGTTGGGAACGATGGAATACAGTCCAAGCGCGGCGGATAGTAGTCAAACGCGCTCTATGATACAAGGATCAGTATTTATCGACACTGCGACCGTTTACGAGTTTCAGCATCGCTGCTCAACGACTCGCGCAACTGACGGGCTAGGAAATTATGTGTCATTGGGTGGGCAAACTTCCACATTTGAAGAGATTACTATTGAGCGATTAGGGGATTACCGCTAATGACCGAACGCAGCATTGTATGGCAAGGCACAACACCGGGCGACGCTGGCCCGTATAGCGCTTATGATTGGCAGCTTTTACAGCAATACCTGATTCCGTTTGCTGGAATGCGGGCAAACGTCGGGCCATTTCAGGGCAGCGGTACGCAACCCGACGAAGGATTGCGGGTGGAAGCGACTAGCCCCGCTACAACCCAAGTAAGCGTATTGCCGGGTAGCGCCCTTGTACGCGGTATTGCCTATATAAACGATGGTACTGAGAACCTCTCCATTGCCGCCAATGCCAGCGGAAACCCGCGTATTGATACGATTATCCTTGAGGCTGATTTTACGCTGCAAACCGTGCGCTTGGACGTGCTGCAAGGGACGCCCGCCGCCAGTCCTAGCCCGCCAAGTTTAACGCAAACCGACAATGTGCTGTGGCAAATACCCCTTGCCGATATTGCCGTAGCCAATGGGTTTGTGACCATTACGGATGCAGATGTGCAATCGCGGCATGAATGGATTGATACCGCCGCCGGGGTGTACTTAGATAACATCCTAAACAACTCCGGCACAACCTTACAAACAGGGGATGTGGTGGTATGGGATAACGGCACGGCGCGGGCGGTTACAACAACTACAACTGAAGATAACAAACTGACAGCGGGCGCATGGGTAGGCCGCACGACTGCGAATGGCTACGGGCGCGTTCAAGTACGCGGACTAGGGCTAGTCCGCACAGCCGCCGCTGTCGCTATTGGCGATTTATTAACCAGCAGCACAACCGCTGCAAGTGCAACCACTCCAACCAGCGGCATTAAAAACAAGTTTCTTGCGCGGGTAGTTCAAGCGACCAGCGCCGCCGGGTTAGCACTGTGCAATATTGATGTGCATACGGCATCGGATTTTGACGTGCTGTTGTATCAATATCAGGTCGCAAGTGGTACAAATGGCGGCGCGTCTAGTCCGACAGCGTGGACAACGCGACCTTTAAACACAGAGGTTGTTGATACAGGCGGATTCGGAGCATTAGCGGCGAATGTAATTACCTTGCAACCGGGGCGGTATTCTGTATGGGGGTTTGCTAATTTCTCAGGCAATACCTCGCAGGTTGCCCGCTTGCGCCTTCGCAACACCTTAGCAGGCACAACTTTAGTGCAAGGTGCAAATGGCGGTACTGGGACAGGTCAAGTAAATATACATGGTTTTTTTGAGATTACTGTAGCAACTACCATTGAACTTCAGTATTGGACAACGCTTGGGAATGCCGTTGGTTTAGGTAGCGCCGCGAGTACGGGCGATGTTGAGGTTTATGCTTCTTTACTATTCCATCGCCACGCCGAAACGCTAACATAGATCATGACCTTAACCGCCTGTCTAATGCTCATTGTTATCCTGCTGGCGATAGCCGCTTGCGGACTGGTTATCGCCAGCGTAATGCGGGGCGAGTAGTGTCACGTCGAAATAACAACGCGCTTTCGTTGTTTTATGGGGCGCGTAACGTCAACAGGGTAGTAGCAAATAGGCTTTTCCTCGTTGTTTATCAGAAAAACATAAAATGTCCACATGGACTGCTTAAACGATAGCGTGTTATCCCCCTCTGCAAGCCTCCTGATTTGATTAGGTAAAAACGAATGCTAAAATTCAGTGTCGATAGGCCGCAGTTGATTAGACATGTTTCAATTCTCCCCATAACTTTTCACTATCCCCATTTTAGCATATAATACTCCTATTGATAATGAGGTTCACTTGATGCCACTTGATGCCCTCCGCAGTTACCGCCACGCGCTCCTACTCGGTTTTGCGCTATTTAGCGTGCTGTTGATCGTTGACCAAAGCGCCGATAACCATTTCACGATTCATGCGCTCAAACTTGACATTAACAATTATTGGATAGGCAGCCTTGCACTGGTATCCGTATTCCTTGCATGGCGGCGCTATCCGGCATTTTGGCGGCTGTATTATTATTTCATTCCGCCGATTGCGGTATTCATTCAACGCTCGGTCATGATTGCGCTAGACCCTAACCGTGCTGACTTGGCGCTTGGCGTCTATTTCCTCGTTCTCTATCCGTTATGGCGGCTTACGCGGTGGACTTGGCAGCATGGCATCACAGATACCCGATAACAGCAATTTCATAAAAGAGGCGGGGGATGTTATCGCGGTTGCGCTGGCGATTGTGTTGTATGTGTTTGGCAGTCCACTCGTCAAGAAACTGCTAGGCCAAAAGAAAAGCGGTATTGATACCGATGAGCAGCGGCGCGTTTTACTGAGTGTTGCCAGCGATTACCAGCACGAGAACACTGAATTGGAGCAAGCGCTAGAAGCCGCCCAAGCAACCATCAAAGAGCAGGCGCAAACCATCCTCGAATTACGCCAGCGGTTAGATAGATACGTTCAAGATTAGTTACATTTTACTAACGTGACAAACTAATATATCCGATATATACTAGTGGCGTGATTACATTACGCTATCTAGGTTATTTGCATGGACAGTATTCTAAAACCTGAAACCATAGACGCCATCTCCAAGTTATCCGCAGGCGCGGCGTTTTTCATCCTCTGCATAGGCATCACGATAACCCTCTACAAATTCATCCAAAATACTGCGAAAGCACAACAGCGCAGCGACGAACAAGAAGCCAAGATGCTTGGCATCATTTCCGACTTTACAACCGCACTAAACGGCGTTCGTGAAGCCTTGCGGAAAATATCAGACTCGGATGATAGGCAGGTCGCACAGATGGCGCTTATGGGGAAAGAAGTCAATGACCATACGCGACTTGTAACCGAAACGTTATCCCTGTTATCTGGTGACATCAACTCGATACACACAATGGCTACGGCGTCCTTTACGCGCGTTATTGGCGAACTAGAGGGGATTAAAGCCGTCGTTGACCGCTTGCCGGATGCAGACGTGCTAAAGGCTGAAATCGGGCGCGTTATGGCGGTGGTTGACGAGATGAAAAAAGAACCGCCTCCAAAGATAACCGGGGAAGTGAAGGCCGCGATCCTAGCGGAGGCAGCAAAAGAAAAGCCCCGCGTGAACGGGGCTGCTGAGATTACGAATGAGGCGGATAAGGGAACGCCTTAGGTTAGCGCAGCAATCCTTCATCGTCTAGCCATTCGCTGTACTCATCAATGCTCTCACCTGTCTCCGGGTGATACCATTCCGTCCATTTGCCATCCTCAAAAACTTCAAGGCCGAAAGCGTTGTCATGGATAAGCGGATTTTCCAAATCATCATTTGCGAAATCCTCAATCATCCACGCCGCCAATTCAGGCGTAGCCACTTCGTGGTGCGTCCAGTCCGCAAAATTCCGCATTGTCCACACCCGCAAAGTACCTTCAATCACGTTACTCATCTGTCATTCCTCCCTTTAACTTATCCCAAGCGCGATATTGCACTTGAGTGCTAAAATAAATCCTTACCGCAAATCTCGCACGTTATTCCGTTCTCTACAATTCGGGCGTCTGTTCCACACTGGCAACGGTTGCCTGTCCAATTCGGATTCCCCGCCGTTTCGCGCACGCCATCCCACTCGCGCCCGCGCTCCTCTGCGTACTGCCGTAGCACCATGTTCACAACCCACTGCTGCGGTGTTAGTTTATGCTCGCTGGCGAACTCTTGCACCAGCGCCCAGTCGTTAGGCGTTAGTCGAAAGTTGTGCGGTTGTGTGGGTGTCATGATTGCAACTCCATCTGATTCAATTTCACGCAAATCTCAACCGCATTATCCAGTGTTCGCGCCGTTGCGATGGCATCTTCTATGCTTTCAAATGCGCCCGTTTTTGTACTATGGATGCGCCAATTGTTATCTGATGCTGAATAGCGCAGCACAATACTATTATCAAGCATCACTGAACTAATCGCCCCCGATGAATAAGTGACGATTTTGGCTTCTGTCGGGATGATACCTTCATATCTATTGTTAGTCGCTAATGCTCGCTCACGCTGCAAGTTTTCCATATGTTGACGGTAGACAGCCTGCATCAATTCTTCCCACCAAATCATGGCGAACATCTGACGACCAATCCGCACCCCGTTTTCAGTTAGTTTAAATCTGGATAGCCATTTATCATGGGCAACCAGTAACCCTTTTTCAGCCAGCTTTTTTGCTGGAGCGTTTAAGCGTCCGTCGCCATAGCGGATTTCAAATGCTTGTCCCGCTAGATGCTGACGATACGCACGGCGGAAAACGTCTTTTTGTGCTTCTGTCAATTTTACTTCGTTCATCATTTCTCCCTTTCGTTTTCGTTACGATAGCGCGTTATGCAGCCGCGCCCCTGCTGGCGGGTTAGCCCGCAAATTTCATTGACATTGCGATTAGTTGAGCGCGTACTTTTGGTTGATTACGATTGTTCAAAACGACTAATGCTGCGTTAGCTTCTTCACCAATCAACCCGCCAACCGTCTGTTCTACCTTGCTAATTGTCCACAGGATTAGCACTTCTTCAGCCGCAACCAATTTTGCCTTCAGTGTGTCGATATTAAACTGTTGATGAGCTTCCATTTCTAAAATGGTATATTGTTCAAAGTCATCATCGTTGTTATCCAGCATAGCGTCATACTGTGCCATGTGATTATGTTTGGCGGCTAGTGCGGTTTCAAATGCGTTCTTTGCGTTGGTGTAGTTGATTTGTGCCTTATTCATCTCGTTCGCTCCTCTGTATCTGTCTATGTTTCTACTATACACCTATTGATACCAATTGTCAAGCCTTTTGATACCAAATTTACGAAATTGACACACTACCCCCATTTTTTAGGGATTAGCCCCCAACCCCTTGCGCCGCGCCGCCGCCCGCGTTATACTCCTGTTATCGCCCCAGCCGCCGTCAGCTTACCGCTGAATGGCACGGCGGCGAACTCCTTTCTCTGTGCATTGGTTGATGGGAACGTAGCAAGCGCCTCATTTTTGGGGCGTTTTGCTTTTTATGTTATACTATGCAGGATGATAGGGAATGAGGGGCTTATGACCGCCAGCAAACCGCCGCCTACCGTAACCGTGAACCCCATGCGGGTAACTACGCTAACCGAACTGCTAAACAACCCCCGTGCGCGTAAGTATGTGCTGATAGCGCTTAGGCATCAGAGAGAACAGGCTGCGAAGAAATGAC